CGGCGAGGGTGACGTCTTCGACTACGGCCAGTGGACCTCGCGGGACATGAAGGTGATGTTCAGCCGCGACGGCGTGTCCAGTGCCGTGCAGCTCGTGCTCACCCTGCCGATCCGCCAGGCGGACTACCAGATCACCCCGGGCAAGGGCGACAAGGGCGAGGCTGAGTTCATCAACTCCGTTCTGATGTCACCTGACACCGAGGGCGGCATGCAGACACCTATGCACACGCTGGTCGGGCAGATCACCAGTGCGCAGATCTACCGCCGTGCTTACTTCGAGAAGACGTTCAAGGTCCGCGAATCTGACGACAAGATCATTTACGACAAGGTCGCCTACCGGCCGCCTGCCACCTGCCAGGCCAGGTACAACGACCGCACCGGAGAGGGCAACGGGTTCAGGCAGCAGGTGTGGCTGTTCGGCGGCAACCTGATGCTAACTCGCAAGCAGAAGGTGCCCGGCTACGTCGACATCCCTAAAGTCCGCAGTTTCATCTACACGCACGGCAAGCACCTGGAGCCGATGACCGGCGTCAGCGAGATGGAAGTCTCGTACTGGTGCTACCAGACCAAGATGAAGCTGCTCTACCTCTGGTACCACTTTCTTGAGAACCAGGCGCTGCCGCGCACCGTGGTCTACGGCAACGACCAGAGCGAGGCCAACGCCCGCGCTGACGACATCGCGGCACTCAAGTCCAGCGGCGTTGTCGGGCTGATCCGCCCGAGCGACAATGCCAAGACGTTCGAAGTGCTGGAGAGCAGCGGTGACGGCGGCAAGTTCTTCTCCGACGCGCTCAGCTTTCTCGAATCCTGGCAGACGCACTCGGTGCTGGCCGGATTCATGGCACTGACCGGCGGCGCGACCGGCGGCAAGGGCAGCTACGCGTTGAGCCAGGACCAGTCGTCGTTCTTCCTCAAGTCACGGCAGGGCGTGGCGCAGGAGATGGCTGAGGGCATCTCTTACGACCTGATCCGCCCGCTGATCATCATGAACTTCGGCAGTCAGGCGACGTTCCCGCAGTTCAAGTTCGGCCCGCTGGAAGACGAGCAGGTCCAGGCGCTGCTGACCATGTTCCAGACGATGGCCGCCGCGCCGGTCCTGCACATCCCCCTGCCCGTGTTCGACCTGATCACCGAGCGGATGGCGACAATCCTTCAGCTTGACGTGGACCAAGTGCACAACGCCTTGGTGTCGACGGCTAACCAGCGGGCCGAGCAGCTGGCCGGCAACCCGCCCCCCGGCATGCCTCCGGAGGCAGCCGGGGCGATGGGCGCGCTCCAGGGCATGGCGACCGCCGGGCACGCGCTCGCGCAGCAGGCGGGCAACACCAACGGCGGATTGAGACCGCCGCCCCCTCCGGGAGCTAAGGCTGGCGCCGCGCCGCCTCCGGTTCCCGCACCGCCCGCAGGCGGGCCGCCGGCGCCGCCGTCCAAGCCGCCAATGGTCCCGCCACCGGGAAGGATGGCGTGAGTCACCGGGAGGTGCGTCGTGGGGGCAGGCGAGCTGTTCCAGTTGTTCGGTGGAGCAGGCGCTGGTGTCGTCGGTGTGTGCATTCTGGTCGTGGTGCTGTTTATCACCGGGCAGATAACGACAAAAGGTCAACTCGACGCGGCCAAGACCCAGCTCGCCGAGATGAAGCAGGAGCGCGACGAGTGGAAAAAGACGGCCGAGCTGGAGCGGGCGAGAGGCGAGGCCGGTGTCATCACCGGCCAGATTGTCCGTGACGTCATGGTCAGTCTCCGCAAGGAGCTGGAGTGAATGGGTCTGTTTCGGTGGTGGAGGTGCAGGAAGCGGGAGGGAGATATGGGTGAGGGAGCAGGCGTCCGCGAGGCACGTATGGCACGCGAGGAAGCAGAGCAGCGCCTGGCGATAACTCAGCGTGAACTTATAATTCCCTTGCGCGACATGCACAAGGAGAATCATGTTCAGCCTCTGATCAACGGGCTGATCCAGCGTCGTGTCAGACGAGAATCAGGGTGATGTGTGGACCAGCCGCTTATCGACTTCGTAGAGTGGTCGGTCAATCTTGCCTTCTGGGCATCTGTTGCCTTCCCCTTCGTGATCGCCGTCATCTGGCCCTGGTGGAAAGACTGGTTCGGGCAGACGATGGTCGCCGTCGACACGTGCTTCGCGGGCGCGGCGCTTGGCCTGGTGCTGCGGTATGACTGGGGCGTCAAGAGTGTCAGCCTGGCGTGGGCAGATGCCATCGCACTTTCCCTGTCGTTCTTGGTGATCGTGTGGCGCACGGTGATGATCTTTCGCCAGCAGCGGGTCAGGGAGGTGCCAGCCAGTGACGACCCCGCAGGCCCCGGCAGCACAGAACCAGTCCCCGCCCCCGAGCGCGGCTGAGCAGGCACTGGTCACCGCCGTAGCCTCCGCACTGCTGGCGGAAGGACTGACCAGCGGCGCCGGCCTGGCCGCCATCATGACGGGGCTGGCGATACCCCTGGCGGCGGTCAAGCTGCGTTCAGTGGCGATGCGCGCCGCGCTCGGCATGGTGCTCAGCCACCCGCCTGGCCAGGACGGTTTCTGGGGCGACGCCGGCCGGCAGATGGCCCGGCAGAACCTGCTGCGGCGCGCCCAGTTCACCGTGAGCGCCGCGCACCGGCTGTCAGACGACGTTTCGCGCGCAATTTCCGCGCACCAATCGATTGTGACCGCGATCAGCAGCGGCCTGGACCGCGAGCGGCGGTTTTACGGGCAGCACCTGGTGGCCATCTGGGGCAGGCAGCGGGCAGGAGCGCAGGTCGACAGCGCGGCGATGCTGCACGGCAGGATGCTCGGCTGGCACACTGTCCGTGACGCGAAGACCAGCAAAGAGTGCCTGGCTGCTGACGGAAAGAACTTCTACGCTGATCACGTGCCGCTGATCGGTTACCCAGGTGCCGTGCACCCCAACTGCCGGTGCCAGCCGGGGGCGCCGTTCCCGCACGGGGCGATCCTGCCCAGCTACGGGCTGACACTGCGGAGGGCAGCATGACAGGCAGGGCAGGCAGCTACCGGCCTCCGGCGGTACCCAAGTACCAGCCGACCGGCGTTATGCGCAAGGCAACGGCGGCGTCGATGCGCAAGCTGGCCGGGCGGCTCAAGGACGACCACGACGGCATCGGCGCGCACGTGCACGTGACCGACGCGGCTCGGGCGCTCGACCGGGGCGACCACGAGGCAGCGCAGCGGCACCTGAACGCGGCGGTAGCCAACATGACGCCGCAGTCGATGTACCGGCACGGCTTCGTCAACGACGAGGACCACATCAAGGCCAAGGCGTCGATGGACGCCATCCACCGGCACATTCTGCTGGTCAAGGACATCAGCGAGACGCACGCGCGCAACCAGGCGCTGCCACGCGCGGCGGACGGCAACGCCCCGGAGAGCGGGACGAACACCAGCCCGAATTCGCCTGCCCCGTCGCCGCCGACCGGAGTATCGCGTGCCAACGTGATGAACGGCCCGCGCGTCACCAACGGCGGCGGCACGGACCCGAACGTAGCCAAGCCGCAGCAGCTCACGGAGTGGAAAGTGACCAAGCAGATCGCAGCGTCCACCAATGGCGACCTGACCACGGCGATCGAGCTAGTCGGTCCCGGCGGGTGGTCGCACGGCTGGATTCGCGGCACGCCGCTCGCCAAGGCGGTGGCCAGCGCCAGGGCCAAGGCGGGCAAGGCCAAAAAGGTTCTCAGGGACGTGCAGAACGAGAAGATGCTCGGCGAAGAGGACGCACTGCCGCGTACCGCCGGGCAGAGCGGCGGGCTGTACCGGACGATCCAGGCGGCCAACGAGTTCAGCGCGCAGACCGGCGCCCTGGCGACGACCCCGCACCCGTTCGGCAGGCCAGGCGGTCCCGGCCTCTGGAACCAGAAGGGGATGGAGCTGCCGCCGTACATTCAGAACATCGCGCACGCGCTGCTGCGTACCGGCCGGGCCAAGGATCTGGGCGAGGCCATCGCCATCGCCAAGTCGTCTACGTCCAAGTGGGCGCACGGCAAGAACACCAGCCCGGAGGTGCGCGCCGCGTCTGTCGCCACCAATGCCGACTGGGAAGCTAAGCGTGCAGCTGCACATGCACACGCGAATGCACAGAACGCG